TATGAACGGATTGCACAATTTTCCGGCAAGCGCATCAACGGGGTTCACATTCTCAGAAGCGCAGAGAAGAACGAGGAGAAGGTTCTGATTCATGCAGGAGACAGCCTTTATCTGGAGGGGAAGGCGATTTACACCGCCATGGCGGACGAGAGAAGCGTAGGGCGGCAGTTCTACGGAAAGCTATTCATTTTTGACGGGAAGAAGGCACTTTGCTACGGCGAATTTGAAACAGAGGAAACAGCCGCAGCCGAGACGGAGACGGACAAGGCGGAAAAGCCGAAGGCGTTCATGGTGAAAACCTTAGAGGATGCGGCATACATCCCTACGGTGATTATCAGCCGAAAGCCGACAGGCGGCGGCACAACGCTTGAGCCACTAAACCTCATCGGGAGAAAATGGAAGGAAAGCTTTCTTTCGGACGGGACGGCGAAAGTTTACCAGCTGACGGCGAAGGATTTGGATGCAGACAAGGTGACCGCACGCATCATGACGAAGGAAGGCGAATGGACGGACAAGAAGGAAGGCACAGATTTCACGGTTGACAGAAAGAATGGAACTGTGACCTTTACGACCGCGCCGGGGGCAAGCCCTGTGACCGGATATGACAACGTGGAGATTACGGCGGCAAAGACGAGAAAGGGCTACGCCGAGAAAATCAACAAATGCAAAATTATTTCGCTTTTCGGCGTGAACGGGGCAATGGACAGGATGTTTCTTTCCGGCAACCCGGACTTTCCGAACCGAGACTGGTACTGCAAGATGGCGGACGGGTTTTTCTGGGGAGACCTCTGGTACAGCACGCTGGGGCAGGACGGCAGCGCGATTGTTGGCTACAGCATCATCAACGACAGGCTTGCGGCGCACAAGAGCGATGCAGAGGAGGGGCGAAACGTCATCCTCCGCAAGGGGGAGATGGGCGAGAAGGACGCGACCTTCCCCATCATCGGGACGCTGACAGGGCGTGGGGCTTTAGGCAGCCACACCTTCGGATACCTTGGGAGCGAGCCTTTATTCCTGACGGACATCGGCATTATGGCAATTACGGCGGCGGATTTGACGGGGGAGAAATACAGCCAATCGAGAAGCTACTACATTGACAATGCGCTGACGGCGGAAAAGGGACTTGCGGATGCGTACGCATATATCTGGCGTGATTTTTACCTCATCAGCAACGGATGGGGCAGGGTTTACCTTCTGGACGGCTTACAGAAAAGCTACGAGAGGGACAACCCCTACAGCAGCTTTCAATACGAATGCTACGTCTGGGAGAACGTGCCGGCAAGGGTTTTCTGGGAGGATGCCGAGGGGCGGCTCTGCTTTGGGGATGCAGAGGGAAACCTCTTCCGCTTTTTTGACGATGTGACGAACCAGAAAAGCTACAACGACAACGGCAGGGCGATTTCAGCCAGATGGGACACGGCGGAGCTTTCCGGAAAGCTTTTCTACAAGAACAAAAACTTCCGCCGGCTTGACTTTGTGCTTGCGCCTGCGATTGCAACGGGGGCGAAGGTTTTTGCACAGGTGAAGGGGGTCTGGAGTGAGATTTTCGACAGCGGCGCGCGGGCGATGTACTTCGATTTCACGCACATCAACTGGGAGAGAATCAACTTTTCGACAGACGACACGCCCAGAACGATTGGCGGCAAGATAAAAATCAAGAAGGTAGACAAGGTTGCATTCAGCCTGCGGAACGAGCAGCTGAACGAGCCATTCGGGATTTACTCCCTCGCAATGGAATACACAGAGAATGGAAATTACAAGGGGTAGGCGGCGTAGCCGCTAACTTGAAATCAGGATTTCAAGTTGTTAAGACAGAGGAATGAACAGATCAGTTCCGGCGCAGGCTTGAAACTGCCTGTTCTCCTCGACGGAAATCAATTCCGTCTGCGGATGAAATGCGGGGACACCCCTGCACCCCGCAGACGACAAAAGGGGGTGTTTTATTTGGCAGAGACGAAAAGAGAGGATGCGGCGGCATACGTCATTTTGGACAGCGCGCTGAACGGGAAGGGCGTTTCCGCCCAGACAAACCCCATGGAGAAGCCGGAGGACGAGGCGAAGGCGGTTTTTGACGAGCTTTCCAAGGACATCATCATTCCTGCCTTCAACCGCTTTGTGCTTTTCATGGCGGCGCAGCTGGGGATGATTGACATGACGAAGGACGCGGACAAGCCGATTTCCGCCGCGATGCAGACCGCCCTTGACGGAAAGCAGGACAGGGAGAAGCGGACGGGGAGCGAGACGCTTTACAAGGTGCTGACGGACAACAACTTTACGGACGAGGCGGCGGAGCAGCTGGCGGCAGCCTTTGCGGCACTGCACGAGCATGCAAACAAGACGCTTTTGGACGGGCTGACACAGGCGGACATTGACAACTGGAACGGGGCGAACGTGCTGACGAAGGACAACACCACGCCCTATGAGCCGAAGGGCGAATATCAGCCGGCTACGGTGCGATTTGTTCTGGACAGGGTGGTTGCGATTGGGGCGGCAGACATGCAGGCGCGGATCTACGACCCACAGAACCGGCAGGCGGACATCTTCGGGATGATGGACCTCACAGCGGCGGCACTGCGAAAGGAAATGGCAGCGGCCTGGGAAGATGCAAGATACATCATTGACGATGTGACCGGGGAGAAATACCGGCTTGGGGTTTCGGGCGGCGGTTTATATTACAGGAAGGAGGAGAAGGCATGAACGAACCGATTTTTATTGCGCGGCAGGACACGCTGGAGCAGGAGATTCTGCCGGCACAGTGGCTTTCGCATTACAAGCTTTTCGGGGAGGAAAGCTACACCTTTCAGGACAAGGAGATTTGGAAGAAACTCTGCATGAGCCGTGCTGCGGCGAATGACAGGGACATGCACGCAGAGGCATTAGAGGAAATGCTGACGACATTTTCTGCGGAGCACACAGGGAAATGGATGCTTTTAATCTACGGACTGGATGCGGCGGTACTGGAGGGGCTTGCAACCATGGCGGCGGTGGCAGGAAACGGCACAGCCATGGCGGCGGTGGCAGGCAATGCGCTTTTGATGCACGCCATCATAAACAGCGAGACAGCGATGCGCGCCATTGCGAACAGCGAGACAGCCATGCAGAGGATTGCAAACAGCACTACGGCGATGGATGCCATCGGCGGAAGCAAAATTGCGAGAGACGCAGTGCAGGCTTCGCCCTACTACGATGCAAAAATCAAGGAGAACGATATGGCGATTGCCAAGCTGGTGGTTGGCTTTGCGAACCTCGAATCTGCACGCTATTCCGGCTGCGCCGGAATGGCGGCAGATTCGACAGCCATGACCGCCGTTGCTGCCAGTGCAACTGCCATGGGAAAAATTGCGGCGGTGGATGCGGCATTGAGCAAGCTGGCGGCAAGCACTACGGCGATGGATGCGCTTTATGCAAGAAAGAAGCAGATGAAGGGCGGCAGTGCAAGCAAATCGGGGAAATTTATTATTCTTGAAATTTCTCAAAGCAATGCTTTCAACACATCCAAATACGGCTATGCGACATTATCGGACGGCAGTAAGCCTGACTGGAGCAGCTATTTAGCAAAATATGCGTTTTTCCAGAAATATCCGAAATATGCAACATACATGCTAAACGATACGGATTCTGACGATTACATCTATTACTTTGACATTGCAAGTCCTTGATAGGGGGTGAAGGAGCATGAAAGGATTTTTGAAGGAATTGCAGGAGGGCAATGCCGCAGGCGGCTTTGAGACAGTGCGCACGGGGGAGGTTGCCCTCACGCCGAACAAATGGCATACCATGGCGGTAATCAGCGGAATGGGAAAGCTGCTGCAGGCGGATTTGTTTGGGTGTATTCCATACAATTCTTCAGGTGCGAATATTGGCGAAGGTGCTTGGGGTATGCGTATTCTGATAGACGGAGAGATATTTGCCGATGTGCGGATGGCTGTAGCCAGTACTAATTATGGCATGGTTGGACATCTGCTTGCAACGGACTTTACCTACCTTTTGCCGAGCTTGGAAGGGAGAAATACGATCTACCAGCGGGATCTTTTCGGAAATTTGCAGGTAGGAAACAGTTGGGTCAATATTCTGGCGGAAAAGATTACGGAAGGAAAGGGTTTCAGCAGTTCCGCAACCGACCGGAAGGATGGTTACATGAACGTGATTCCGTTTATCGGATACCTTCCTTTTCAACGCTCTTTGGAGATACAGATGGCTTTTCTTTTTACGAATCCATCGGAGACATTGCCGGAGGGACGGCAGTGCCTTGGGAGCGTGGACATTGCCTATCAATTAGACGAGAAATGAGGTGGAGCGGATGCAGAAGGAAGAAGCGCACGCAGGCAGCGTGGAGCGGCACTATAAAAACGGTGCTACGGTACGATTTTTAAAGGGCGAGCCGCCGAAGGAACAGGAGAAAGAGGAAGATACGCTGACGGAGCAGGAGCAGGCAATTTTAGACACAGCAATCAATGTAGACTATTTGGTCTGCATGAAGGAATTAGAGATTTGAAAGGAGAGACTGCATTATGACATACGCAAGACTGAAAAAGCTGATTGAAAGAGGGGCTTACAACAAGGAAGACATGCTGAACAAGCTGGATGTATTCCTGATGGCGAACCGCATTACAGAGGAGCAGTATCAAGAGCTGATCGGCATGATGGGATGAAAGGAGACAGGCGCATGACAGGTGCATTTTGCAAGGTAAACATGATTGGCGGCGCGCTTTTGGCGGCGATGGCGGCGGCATTGGGGAAATACTGGTTTCTCTTTGCCGGCTTTCTGGCGTTCAACCTCATCGACTGGCTGACAGGCTGGGCAAAAAGCCGCATGAAGGGGGAAAGCTGCAGCAAGGTAGGCGCAATTGGCGCGATGAAGAAGGTCTGGTACTGGGTGGTTATCGCAATCGCCTTTTACATCGGCTATTCCTTTGCGCAGATGGGCGAGACCATCGGCGTGGGGCTTGGCTTCATGCAATTTATCGGGTGGTTTGTGCTGGCGAACTATCTGGTAAACGAAATCAGGAGCATTTTGGAGAACATGGTGGAAATGGGCGTAAACGTGCCGCCTATGCTGATTAAGGGACTCAAGATTGCATCTGAGCGGATTGACGCTGCGGCAAGCATCGGGGGCGAGGACGATGGCAAATGAGACGAAGGCATGCAGAGACATCGGCGCGCTTTTGCCTGCGGCGCAGGCGGCGTGCAGGGCATTTCTCGCAGAATGCGAAAAGGAGGGACTGCCCGTTTTGATCACGGAGACCTACCGCACACAGGAGCGGCAGGACTACCTTTACGCACAGGGCAGGACGAGAGCCGGCGCGATTATCACATGGACGAGAAAAAGCCGCCACACCGGACGCATGGCGTGGGATATCTGCAAGAACATAAAAGGGCAGGAATACGCCGACGCGGCATTTTTCGACAGGTGCGGAAGGATTGCGGCGCAGCTGGGGATTACATGGGGCGGCAGATGGGACACGCCCGACCGTTCCCATTTTGAGGTAGCGAGCGACTGGAAGGAAAAGAGGGAGACAGAGATGGAAAAGCGTTACGAAACGCTTGCGGAGGTGCCGACATGGGCGAAGGAGCTGGTGCAGGAGATGATTACAAGGGGATGCTTTGCAGATCCGAACCAGATGCATCTTTCCGAGGACATGCTGCGGACAATGGTTTTAATGGACAGGCTTTTAAAAGCAAGGGAGGGAAGGAAATGAAAGAACCTTTAACATTACTGAAAAGCCCCAGAGACGAGCGGGACTGGCATTACGGCAAAATCGTATGCGCGGGGGGAGAGTTGCCGGAAAGGGTGAGCCTGCGGCAGAGCTGCGGCCCGATTCGCAGACAGGGCAAGAGCGGCTTTTGCCACAGCTTTGCCGGGACTGCGCTGAAAAATTTGCAGGAAACGCAGGACTGGGGCGAGCGGAGATACAACTTTTCCCCTCTGGGGCTTGCCAAAGCGGTGAAGGCGAGGGACGGCATTGCCTACACAGAGGGCAGCACGCTTTTAGACGTTTGCAAGGCATTATGCAAGGACGGGGTTTTTGACGAGGTATTTTACCCCTTTACAAGCTACGACCAGGAGAGCTTCAAGAAAACAGGCAAGCTGCACTTTCCATCGATGGCAGTAACGGCGGAGGAGGAACAGCACATTCCGAAATACTACTGCAAAAACTACGCGAGGGTAGACACACTGGAGGAAGTGAAGCTCTCTCTCGCCAATCAGAATCCCGTGCTTTTAGGGATGACCTGTTCAGAGGAAATCTATTCGCCCACAGAGGGATGTATTGGACTTCCCTTAGGGACATTCCTCATCGGCGGACATGCCGTGCTGATTATCGGCTACGATGACACGAAGGAAAAGACGATTCACGGCAGACACTACAAGGGCTTTCTGGAGTGCCAGAACAGCTGGGGCGAGGACTGGGGCGACAAGGGCTTTTTCTGGATTCCCTACGAATACATCACCTACCGGACAAAGGACTTCGGGATGGGGTTTGTGATGGACATGTACACCGCGATTGACCTTGCAAGGGAGAACCTGCAGGGGACGGCGGTGGAGCTTTTCATCGGGAAGGACAAGGCATTTGACGACGGGAAGGAGATTACCCTTGACCAGCCGCCCATTGTGGACGAGAAAACAGGGCGCACCTTGGTGCCCCTGCGCTTTGTGGGCGAGAGCCTCGGATGCAGGGTGGAATGGCTTGCAAAGAGCCGCCGCATTATCATCCGCAGCAGGGCGCACGACATTGAGCTTTCCATCGGCAACCAGACGGCACTGGTAGACGGCGGCAAGCGGCTGATGGAGCAGGCACCCATCCTTGACGAGAGAACGGGGCGGACACTGGTGCCCCTGCGCTTTATTGCGCAGACGATGGGGCATGCGGTGCTCTGGGACGGAGAGAGAAGGAAGATTACAATTCTTAAAAACTGACATAAATAACAGCGGTTGAACTGTTACAAACATAAGGAAAAGCGACGATGCGGATCTGCAAAGTCGCTTTTTTCTTGCAAAAAAATAAGGAGGTGAGATCTTGGCAGGCTATTATAACCCGAAAAAGGACTACGCGGCAGCCATTAAAGCAGAAAAGAACCCTGCGAAGCAGGCGCAGCTAAAGGCAGAGAGACAGAACAAGATTGATGCCATGAACGCCGCAGGGACGAACACGAAGGGCTACACAAACAGCATTTACGGCGGCTCTTATAGCTCTTCCGGAAAGGGAAACTCTTCCTCCGGCGGAGACGGAAAGGGAAATAGCAGCGGCGGCTATTTTGACAAAAATCTGGACTACGCGGCAGCCATCCGGAACGAGAAAGACCCCGTGAAGCAGGCGAAGCTGATTGCGGAGCGACAGAACAAGCTGAACTGGATGAACGCGAGCGGAACGAACACAAAGGGCTACACAAACAGCATTTACGGCGGCTCTTATAGCTCTTCCGGAAAGGGAA